TTATTTGACTCTACCAACTCATTTATCATGTCTGTAAAATCAATTATTCCAGGTCTATCTATTTTAAATTGTTTAATTGCTGATTCAAATCTTAATAAATCTTTTAAACTAATATCTTCGTTGTGCTGTCCAAGATTATATTGTTCGGAAACAGAAATATTTTTGGATCTAGCTAATTCAATTAAAGATAAGTGTGGACTATCAGAATTAAATATACCACCTTCATCTTCGTTCCAAGATGCATATTTTAATTCAATACCACAAGCCTTACCTATTTCTGTATAATGTTCGCTTTTCATTACTTTTTCTTGTTCATATTCTAATTGTTTAAAACCTAAAGAATGTAATGTTCTAAAATAAGGAAGATCATCACTAACTAATTTAAATTGTTTAAACATTCTATCATGAGCTTCTTTTGTAGCATTTCTACTAAACGTAAAATAACCAATCTTTTCTGGTTTGACGCCGTCTCTTATGTACTGCTCTACTTTTTCAATAAGCTTGTGTGTTTTACCTGTGCCTGGTGGTCCAAAAATTATATGTGTCATTTAAAATAACCCTCATCACCGTAATATTCATAGTTGTGAAATAATCCATTTTTATTTAACAAATAAAATCCAATTTTTTTAAAATTTTTAATCATTGTATTTCTATTTTTTAATGTAAACCACTCTGAAGCAGAGGTGTTATATTTTTCATTATATGTTGAATAATGTCTAAAAAATTTATGTAAAGTTTTTTCAAGATTAAATCCATTCGATGGAATGTATGTAAAAGTTGAAATATAATTTAGCCCAAAAGGATTATCTGTTCTTCCAGTAGATCTATTATGTAGTCCGCTTTCTGTTTTACCTATTTTGTAGTGATTTGTTTTATATGGACGAGTTTCTTCTGCTAAGTATACTGTAATTTTAGATTGTCCATGTCCAATATAATCAAAAACTTCTTTAAATTTATTAACAGTGACTACTACTCTTCTATAATTTCCTTTTTTATAATCCTCTCCTAATTTTTCTCTTGCATCTTGTAGTAAATAATAAAACTCCTCTAAAATTTTATTGATAGCTAATTTATTGTTTTGAAATTTTTTTTCTCTTAATTTTTCTATGTACTCAGCAACTAAAGAATTTTTTAATAATCTTGATGCTTCTTGTTTCGCACACTTTTCTCTGTATCCCGCTTCAATCGCACATTGTGTATTTGTTATTTGTCCACTACTATTAACTAAAAGCCTTGCGAACTCTCTTTGTTTTTCGGTTAATATTCTATGTTGTCCCATTAGTAATTATGTTTTTTTACAAAAGTTTTTTCTTTATAGTTGTCCTCTTTTTTATCAAACTGTGGTACCACAAAGACTGATATCTTTGCCTTTGTAACACGTTTAGTAAAACATTTTAAGTTATCACGTAGCATTTGTGACGTTCTTTGATACGGAACTTTCCAATGATTTCTTAGTAAGAATTTATTATAAAAATTATCAAAAACAAAATAGTGAAAGCCTTCGTCTGTAAATGTACCGCCTGTTTTTATCTCATCTATCTTATCTTTTTGTATTCTGTTTAAACAATAGTCTTCTAAATAATTTCGTAATATATCTTTAGTGCCTGTGCCTTCTGCAGGTTCTGTTATTTCTGCGTTCTCTAATAATATGTTTGTAAGTTTTTTCCAATCATTTGTTTTTAATGTTGGTGGATTAAATCTTAATTGTTTAACACATTCTTCTTGAAACAAACTTTGGTTTGTTAAATGTTTTGCAGAGTCTAGGTATAATCTATCACCGTCTACGTTCATGTAATAATATGGTTCTTCTAATGCAACAACTTGTAGGTCTGTAAGATTAGGAAATGTTATCTCTTGACCTATACCAAACTTTCTAGACTTACATAATTTCTTATCACACAAACTACACATAGGTTGGTCATTACATTTGTAACCCCAATCTTTTTTTTCGTGTTGTTTTGTTATGATGTTTACTTCTACATCTGACAATGGTTGTGCCATTGCTGATTCGTTAAATAATATTAATTTTGTTTTCCAATTTTCTGGCCATTTAGATTTTGCATATACACCATAATGAAATAATGCATTATTTCTACCTCCCTCTGTAACTTTGTTTTGCACCATAAGTTCTACACATGGTGGTCCATCAGAATATGGTGTCTCTGGTCTTTTAACTTCTATCGTGCTGATGTCGTCTTGTTTATATCTTTCTTGTAATTCAAAAAAAGCTTCTAGTGTAGCAGCTTCGCCATTCTCGAGAAAGGCA